GGCGCTGAAACAAGCGAGTACGGACTATTAGCGGCTTATCAATATCTAGGAGTATCGAACAACGCATATGTTATTCGTGCAGATGTTGACTTAGCAGAACTAGAAGCATCTTCAACAGAACCAGCAGGCGTTATCACAAATGGAACACATTGGCATGATATCGCATCTACAGATTTCGGACTATTCAGACACGATGGAACAGACTGGGCTTCAGTATCAGTATTAGTTTTAAATGACACACCAGGAACAGGCAACGTTGAGACATCAGGTTCACCAATATCCAGTGTTGGTCAAATTGATGAGTACGCAGTTGTAACATCTACGGCTGACGTTACATATCATCAAAAAGTTGCGGGAACATGGTCACAACTAGGACCTACAGGAACATATGACACTCAATTTTCAATGTTTGCCCCAACTAAACAATCAGATGGCACGTCTACACTAGTAGCAGGCGATTCATATATACGCATGGCATTAGCAGGTGGTGGATTAGACGTAGATTTATCGTCTTATAGTTCTACATCTGGATTGTTTACTACTATACAAGCACCAATTCACGCAGATGACGACACAGCATCAGCAACTTTGATTTCTGTAGGCGATGTTTACACTAAACATCATGCAACACTTGGATCTTGGGAATTGAGACGCCACACAGGTTCGGCTACAACAGTTCTTACTTCAGATGCTATTTCAGATATAGTAACTATTACATGTGCATTTACTTTAGAAGGTGTTTCTAAGTCTTTCTCAGCGGTAACATTAGACGCAGTAATCACAGATTTACAAGCAGATGCAGGATTAAATACAGCAAACGTTAGTGTTGAAAAAGTTGGAACAAACAAAATTCGTTTCACTAAGACAGACGGTCTTGAACTTAATTTAGTATTCTCAGCAGGCCAAACAGATATAGGCTTCACAGTTGCTACAAATGTAGCATCAGTTTGGGAAGCATTAGTTTATCAAGCAAAAGCAACACAAATTACAGGTACAATTGCAGAAGGTACTCTATGGCATAGTTCAAGTCTAAACATTGAATTCTTAAAGAATACAAACGTTAGCGGAAGCATGACATGGGTAAAATATGCATGGTCAGAAGACACAGATAGTCTTGCTCCAAGCGAATGTCAACTAGTTTCAGGTGCTCCAGCAAAACGTAAAGATGGCACATCTGCACTAGTAACAGGCGACCTTTGGGTAGACGGTGACGCAGTTCCTTACGCAACAGTATGGCGCTGGTCAGGTACAGCATGGGTCAAATTAGACAATGCAGACCAATCATCTACAAACGGAATGGCATTTAGTCATTATTCACACGATGCACCTTATGATTCAAACGGTGTAGCAAACAGCAGAACAGTACATGCATCAGTAGATAATCCAGATTTACATCCAGAAGGTATATTGATGATTAACATGGACTACTCTACTTACAACGTTAAGAAATACACTAACGGTGCATGGGAATGGGCTTCAGGTATAAACACTGATGGTTCTGGTAAGTTCGGCACAGACGCACAACGTCATATGGTTGTCGAAGCAATGCAGGCAGCAATTTCTTCAAACGATGGAATTCGTTCAGAAGCAGTTTATTTCAATCTAATCGCGGCTCCAGGATACTTCGAGTTAATGGACGAAATGATTACATTGAACAAAGACAAGAAAGAAATAGCATTCGTTATCGGTGATTGTCCAATGACATTGAAATCAGATTCAACGTCAATGAAAGCATGGGGAACAGCAAATGTTCCAGCAGAAACTTACGCGGCAATTTATTACCCACATGGCTTGTCAAGTGACTTGTCAGGTAATGACGTAGTTATGCCTTCATCAGCAATCGCATTAAGAACTATCGCTTTTTCAGACCAGGTTTCATATCCATGGTTTGCACCAGCAGGACTTACACGTGGTGTAGTTTCAAACGCATCACAAGTTGGTTATGTAAATTCAGAAAATGAATTTGTTAAAGTTCAATTAAGTGAAGGTCAACGTGATGTTCTTTATGGACAACGTATAAACCCAATTGCAGACTTCCCAGCAACGGGAATGGCAGTTTATGGTCAGAAAACAACACAAGCAACTTCAACTGCTCTAGACAGAGTAAATGTTGCACGTTTAGTTAACTACATGCGCCATAACTTAGACCAGATGTCTCGTGGATTCTTATTCGAGCAAAACGATAAGATTACTCGTGACAATATGAGAGATGCAGTTGAACGTTTCTGTGGTAATCTTGTTACACAAAGAGGTTTATATGATTTCTTAGTTGTGTGTGATGATTCAAACAACACACCAGCACGTATAGATAGAAATGAACTATGGGTTGATGTAGCAGTACAGCCAGCGAAATCAGTAGAATTTATTTATATTCCACTTCGCATCAGAAATACAGGCGAAACACTATAATATAAACTAGAAGGTTTAGTTTAAAACCCCTCCTCAGTGAGGGGTTTTTTATTGGGTGACTATATAGTAACTGATAAATACAGTTATGCGAATAAATGAAGTAATATTACACGAAGAAATGCTAGACGTAAAGTCTGTGGTAACTTCGTCTATCAAAAAATTAGATAAAGTTTTCAAAAATAACAACTACGAATTAAGAATAGTAGGTGGTGCTGTTAGAGATATTGCTTTAGGTAAATTACCTAAAGATATTGACTTGGCAACTGATGCTACACCAGACGAAATGATTGCTATACTTGATAAAGCAAATATCAAACATATACCAACAGGTATAGACCATGGTACTATCACAGCAATCTTAGGCAAAGAACCATTTGAAATCACAACATTACGAGCAGACACAGAAACTGACGGCAGACATGCTGAAGTTGAATTTGTAACTAACTGGGAAGAAGATGCTAAACGTAGAGACCTAACATACAATGCTATGAGCATGGATATGGAAGGTAATGTATTTGATTACTTTAACGGTATGGACGACTTACAAGATAAAGTCAGTAAGTTTGTGGGCGATGCCAGACAAAGAATACAAGAAGATTACTTGCGTATACTTAGATATTTTCGTTTTCAAGGTAGACTATCAACACCAACTTGGAATGAAGATACATTAAAAGCAATTAGTTCAAATGTAAAAGGTTTACAACAAATAAGTGCTGAACGTGTTTGGCAAGAAATGAGTAAAGTTCTCGCAGGTAACAATGTTGCTAACGTTTTAACTCATATGACTAAATCAGGTGTCAGTAAAGTTATTGGATTATCAACAAACGACTTAAACAAAGTAAAAGATAAAGGCAACTCTATTGTAGCATTAGCACAAATGGGCAACACAATAGATATAGCAAAACGTTGGAGATTAAGTAACAACGAAGCAGTTCTGTTAGACTTTCTCATTAAGAATAAAACTAACACACTTGATAAAAAGAAAGTAGAAGATATGATTGCTGACGGAGTTGATAAGAATTTAATTTCCGCACTAGCAACTTTACAAGGTAAAGAAGATATGGCAAGTCATGTAAGTTCTGCTAAAGTGCCAGATTTTCCGATAACTGGCTCAGATTTAATTGCTAAAGGTATGAATCCAGGTCCAGAGATGGGTGCGAAACTTAATTTATTAAAACAACAATGGAAGAAAAGTAACTTTACTGCTACTAAAGATGAATTGTTAAAAGAAGTAAAAGAATTCGTTACACTTAAAAAGGGTGACCAAACTGTAAGAGTTCCTAAGTCTAGACTTGAGTTTTATTTAGGTCAACATTATGAACTTGTTGAAAAAATAACAAAATCTACACCAATGGGTGATGTTATTAAAGACTTTTATAAGAGTGATGCGCCACAATTCAAAGGTAAAAGCAAAGCAAAGAAAAGACAAATGGCTATTGCGGCTAAACTATCTATGAACGAAGAAGAAAAAGATGCTCATTAGAGAGATAATTTCAGAAAAACCAGAAAGCAAACCGATTGTTTATTTGGATATGGATGGAGTTCTAGCAGATTTCTTTTCAGAGTGGGCAAAATTGGCAGGAATTAAAACAGGAAACTATAAAGATATTCCACCAGCAAACGTGGACAAAACACTGGACAAAATGATTGGCACAGATTTTTTTGCTAAACTTCCAAAATTTCCTACAGCAGATAAATTAATTCAAATGATTATAAATAATTTTGGCTCATATAAAATATTAAGTTCGCCACTTAGATATGACCAAGAGAATAGTAAAAAGCATAAGATAGATTGGATTGGAAGAAAACTAAAGATTAAACCAAGTGAAACTATTATAGTTAGTGACAAAGGGTCATATGCTACACAACCAGATGGTACACCAAACATATTAATTGATGACTTGGGTAGAAACATTCAGAACTGGATGAACAATGGTGGACTTGGAATTAAATATCAAGCAGATGAAGACCCATTATCAAAAGTACAACAATGGTTAGAACAGTTTAAAAAAGGAGAAGTAACACAAGAAACTAATACAAATGAACGACAAGAACACATATTTAAGAATGATGAATCTAAGTACTAAAACCATAGAACTTTTGTTAGTAAATTTGAAGAATATGCATAGTGCTATGTTAAAAGATTGTGCTGATAAACAAAGAATTGGTAAATTAATTATTGAATTGGAAACAGAATTAATGAAAATAGATAAAGACAATCAAAGTCATATTAGATTAGGTACGTCATCATTTGCGAGGATGTTTGAATAATGCAAGTTTATAAAGAAACAATATGGCACTTCACTTGTCAATCATGTAATGGTTTTTGGACTGTTGCGGCTTCAGACAAATGGGTACCAAAAGAATTGTTCTGTACTCATTGTGGTTCAAAGCGAACACACAATAAAGAACTCATTGAATGGGTAGATGATAATGATTATATTCCTACAAGAAATGATAGTCAACACGAAAATTATTTAGAATTTGAAAAAGAGTTTCTTAAAGAGGACAAAGATGAGTTATGTTCGTGTGGACATAATCCAATAGAATGTGACTGTGCGGCAGGATGTAAGTGTGGATGTAGGAAGAGATATTTAAGGGCATATTAACATACAACTTAATTATTAGTAAAATAGATAAATACTAGTGTTAAATCATAGTTCAAAAATTATTACAGGAGATTAATAAAATGAGTAGAACATTAAACAATTTTGGTGTACCAACAGATTCTGGTGATGGAGTCACAGGCACTGGTATATTACAACCAAAACTTAACTATAGATTCCGTGTAGTAGTTGCTGGTTTTGGCGGAACTGGAACAAGTTCACAAGAATTCACAAGACAGGTTATGAATGTATCCCGTCCAAAGGTATCACATGAGTCAATTCCATTAGATTCGTACAACTCACGTATGTACGTTATGGGCAAGCACACATGGGAACCAATTACAATTACATTGCGTGATGACATCGCAAACAATCTAACTAAACTAGTTGGTCGACAAGTACAATCACAGTTAGATCATAAAAGTCAAAGAGGTCCTTCAGCAGGTACTAACTATAAGTTTTCAACATTGATTGAAATTCTAGATGGTAACTCTGGTGACGCAACAGAACAATGGCAATTAGAAGGTTGTTTCATTACTAACGCTGATTATTCACAAACTGATTATGCAGTGTCAGATCCAGTTACAATTACGCTAACGCTTCAGTATGATAACGCAGTATTGAATGATGATATTATGCCAGATATGGACTTTGTGTCGGATTCTACTATAGCCGGTTAATAAACGAGGCGCAAGCCAATGGCTGATGATAGAAAAAGTGCTAAGAACACATGGAAGAGAGTTTTAGCCGATAGTGCTAACGCAAAACATAGATTTGGATTTGCAGGAACTCATGGGTCTCCTCTTATCGACCCAACGTCTGGGCTTGGTCCAACTCCTAAACTCTCTGACCTTTGGTTTATAGAATTTAAGACAGTATCTGGTGGAAGCACATCCGATACATCTCGCATCTCTGCTTTAGCAAAATCAGTATCTCCAATTTCTATCTCAACATCAACTATGCCTATTGATGCATATGGCAAAAGAATTTATGTTCCTACCCGTGTAGATTTTCCAGAAGTAGGAATTACGATGTATGATACAGTTGACGGTCAAATGTTTAAGATAGCAGAATCTATATATAGTAAATTTTTTAAGAATCAAGATGCTAAAGTTACTGGTGCAAATGCAGAACAAGTTCTAACAGACAGTCATTTACATGGTAGAAAAATACCAGATGACAAACACGAGTATTATCATCAGCATTTTGAGAAAATCACAATATATCACTTCTTTGGTAATCTTGAAGATTCAGCACCACCCGGTAAAAAAGACATGTTATTCGGCGCCCGTGCGACTGCAGGACAAGGAGTAACAAGTACAGGCTCTGTTCAAAAGATTGAATTAATTAATCCATTAGTTACAAATATTACCTTTTCTCCTAGTGATTATAGTATTGCAGAGTTAAGAACTACGGACCTTTCAGTTCAGCCAGAAAATGTAATAATAGGTAACGTAGATGATGCTGTAGCATTCCCACATTGGATGACATTAGGAATGGATTATATGATGTCAGAATTAAGTCCACAAATGAAGAGAAAAGATTTAGATGGTATTTATCCTGATTGGTTTGGCGATACTGGGTATGGACCTAGAACCCACGATCCTAGATTTAAGAAAAAGAGTAGAGATGATGGAACTAAAGAATGGGAAGATGCCAAAGGCAAAAAACGAAGTAATGTATTTGGTGATGATAAGAGCAAGAGAGAACAGGCGGAAAGTCTTACAGATCCTTTAAGAATAGAACAACAAGAATACAACGACACTAACAGAAAACTTAATGAACTAATGACATTATATAATGCCGCAATTCAAAATCCTAATGAACAAGGAAACAAAGCATTAGAGATGGCTTTAAAAGACAGAATTGGCGTAATAGATGCGGCAAGGGCAAATAGATTTTCTAAAGAATCAAGTAAAACTTATATAGACGAGGGCAATCAATTTGATACTCCTTATATTGCAACATATACAAATCCAGATATTCCAACATTTGGCGGTATCGGAGATAGTAATCCACCAGGAACTAAGTTTCCAAGATATTCTACAGATTTAGGATCAGCAATGATAAGAGAACTTGTTGGAGCATTTTTCGGCAAACGTTCTTTTAATGTTAATAATATCAAAGGTGCTATAATAAATAAGATAATTGGAAATGATGGTAAATCAGAGAGTAAAAATATTCTAGGCTCAATATTAACAGATGGCATGATTTCAAGTAAGAAAGGCGCATATGTTACGACAACAAAAGCAAATCAATCCATACCGACTAATAAACCAATAGTATATAAAACTAATTCTACTGACCGGGCAATTGGCGTGAGTAAAGCACTCTTAAGAAAATTCTTAGGACAATAATGACAAGGGAACTATAATGAAAATAGATATATTAACTGCAAAATTATTGAAAAAGGGATTTACTCAACAAAAAGCAGAAGCATATGCGGTAGAACTTACAAACATTGCAAAATTATATGGTGTAAGCCCGTATGACTTTGTTGATGAACTTTCAGAAGATTTTTCTTTCAATGACTTGGGAGCATTCGTCTTTAATAATGCATTGCGATTTGGATATAAGACGGGAAAGATGACTCCGCGAACACCAAATACTTATATCGCAAGAGCAATTATTAAATAATGGCAAAATTCCATCAAGGCAAATACCAAATATTAAATCAATCAAAATACTCAGGAAGTGGAATGCCCACTTTTAGAAGCAGTTGGGAACAGACTTTCATGCAGTTTTGTGATACAAATCCAAATGTAATGGCATGGGCAAGTGAGCCTGTTAGAATTTCATATCAAAATCCAATAACTGGCAAAATAACATCATATGTTCCTGATTTTGTTATCGTATATAGAGATGCTAAAGGTAAGAAAAACGCAGAATTAGTTGAAATAAAGCCAATGAATCAATCTAATCCTAAATTTGCACGTGGTAGGGCACAACAGACACAAGTAGCAGTAAACTATGCTAAGTGGGATGCCGCAACACATTGGGCAAAAAAACGAGGTATGAAATTTAGAGTTCTCAATGAGAATGATATTTACGCCAATACTAAGAAACCTAAAGCAGTTAAGAAACCCGTTAAGCCCAAGAAACCAAGATAATACATCTTAGGACCTATATAAGTTTCGGCTTTGCTGTTACCTATTTCTAAGATGAGGATGCCGTTATCCTTTAATACATAATTCGCTACTATGGTTACAAAAAACGGCAACTTTATTTTTGATAAATACGTATATAATTAACTAAGAACGTATATTATGACTAAAAAACTAGAAGAAACATTCAATATTAAACCAGCAGACGAGGGTGAAGAAGAACTTCAGAAAGAAACTCCCTCTATTGAAGAGTCAAAAGAATTAACAGAGATTCTATATGCTGAATTAAAGACTACTGAGAAGATTGACAACGCATTACCACTTGTACAAGACCTTAATCAGCACGATAAAGAAATGGATGATATTCATAAAAAGGCATTGGACGCTTTCAATGATTTACTTACATTAGGTATGAATGTAGAAGTACACGCTGGTGCTAAATTGCTAGAAACAGCAAATCAGATGCTGAAAACTGCCATGGAAGCAAAAGATAGTAAAGTCGATAGAAAATTAAAGATGATTAACCTTCAATTGCAAAAAGCAAAGTTGGATCATAATATTTCTAAAAACAAAGATGGTTTTGAACTTGAAAGTGAGGGTGCAGTCACAATTAGCAGAAATGAACTGTTAAAACGAATTGATTCTGCCCAAAAAGATATAGAAAATGATAAATAAGAATAAGAGTTATTTATATATTAAAAAACATATATGGAACATACAATGAAAACATTTAAACAATACTTAACAGAGTCAACAAAAGAACATAAATTCACATTAAGATTCTGTTGTGACTTAGATGAAGCACAGGAAAATCGTATTGAGACATTTTTGACAAAATACGACCTTAAAACGATGTCAAAGACATCTACAACGCCTATCACTAAGAATCCAATGTTTTTTAATAATGCAACAAATTCAAAAGTTTCAAAAATTGATATAGTTACTGGTTATCCATTGTCAGCAGATATTCTACAACAACAATTAAGTGATATACTTGGTGTTTCACTTGAGAATGTAGTTGTTCATCCAGAAGGATGGGAACCTGAAGCAGAATCGGAAGATGACGAAGATAAAAAAGCACTATTAGGCACAGACTATGATGATAAATCAGATGACGGTGCAAATTACGGTAAAACTTTTGTAGATAAATTTTTAAACAATTTAGAGAAAAAAGAACATGACACGGTTGAGAACGCATTAAGCGTTAAGACAAAATCTGATCCAGCACAGGAACAGATGTCAAAAGACGAACAATCAAGTGCATCAGTTATCAGTGGAGATGAAAAATGAGCAAACAATATAACCTATCAACAACAGAGGACAACGGGCAGTCAGTAACGACTAGCCAGACTGTCACAGAGCATCCAGAAGAAATTCTACGATTGATGAAACTAGCAGGCCTAGAAAACGCACAAGTAGTTGCTGAGGATGACTCAGTGTTTGAACCTACTCCTGCGAATGATAAATTAGATTTAGATGATTACTCTAAAAAATCTCCAGAAAGTATTGCAAAACAAAAGAAAACAATTCAACCAACACTTGGTGATAATCCATTAGAGTACTCTTTAGACGAAAATGAGATTTATGAAGCAATGATGGAAGAATTTGATAAGTCTGAAGAAGTTAACGAAGACAACACAAGACTTCAACGTGCAATTCAAACTAATTTTGGTGAGAATGGAGAAGGTGACTCCGATTATGACGCCTACTGGCCTGACTATATGAATAATAAAGACGTGATTGTAGCAATTTTCGGTAGTAATGTACCAAAAACAATTTTCGATGCCTTTAATAAGCACAAAGCCTATAGCAAGAATGATGAAGATAGAGCGAAAAATAAAAAAATTCCATCAGAACGAAACAACCATGCCCCATATTATCCAGAAAACCGAGATGAAGAAATATTAGCAGACCTTGGTGAAAGGGTCCGTGATACAATTGTACTATACGCTGAAGATATTGGCATTGAAACGCTTGAAGAAGTTAACGAAGAATTAACAGCAGGACAAAAGAAATTACCTGCTGGATTACAAAAAGCAATTCTTGCCAAACAAGGCAAAAAAGATGAAGCAGTTGAAGAAACTGACGAAGAATCTACAGAAGAAGTTGTTGTCGAAGACTTTGAAGTTGATCCTGATTCTGTCGGATATGATGACCATATTAAAAGACTAGCAAGAAAAAGGGGCAATATGTCAACAAAAGACATGATAGATGCTGGCATTCCAGTCCACCAACAAAAGGTAGTTCATGTAAGCACAGATGATGACGATTCCTCGAATAATCCTTATAAAGATGAAAAAGGACCAGTTAAAATGAGAAAAGCAGTATTGACAAATGACTTTGATGAATCAAAAGAAGTAGTAACAGAAGAAAAACTAACTGAAGGTTGCTCTTGTGGTTGTAGTTCAGGTTGCAATTGTGGACCAGAATGTGGTTGTGGTTGTAACGCAGTTAATGAAGACCAAGATAGAATGGCTAAATTAGCAGGTCTTAATGAAAGAGGTGCAACACGTCCAATGAACTTTGCAGGTACTAAGGATCATCGTATTAAAGGTGACACAAGTAAATCAGGACCTGAGGTGGATACTCTTAAACATGTTGATAAAATACAAAAATTAGCATGGAATAAGGCTAAAGCCAAGCCATCACATCATGATTCGTCTTCTAAACAAGCAAAGATTGATATTATTATGCCTAAGAAACGTGATACTGTTGCTATTAAAGGTGACTTAACTAAAGTAAACCCAAATGCAAAATCGTCAAAAATTGATATTAAAGGTGACTTAACTAAAGTAAACCCAAATGCAAAAGAGCCAAAAATTGGTATTAAAGGTGACTCAAGTAAATCAAAACTTCGTGGAGAAGATTTAGAAAGACTTAAGAAATTAGCAGGTATTCAAGAAGATGGTTCGGAAATGAATCCTAGCAGACTACCACATCCTGATATTGACCCTGGAGACCAATCATTTGATTGGCCAGAAGATGGACCTAAAATTGATATCGATAATATGGAAAAAATGCCAAAAGTAACAGTTAAAGGACCTAAGAACTATGATGACAGAATTCAAAGACTAGCAAGGGCGAAAGATAAAGCCAATCCAAAAGAACCTCTTAGTCTAAAAGCATATCTTAATTTTTAAATAACATTCCTCTATTGCTAACAAATAAAGTCTCCTAGTGAGACTTTTTTGTTTTTACCCAATAAAAAACCCGCTTTTCAGCGGGCTTCCTAAATACTAATTTAGAGTTGATTAATACCCATAAGATTCATCATTATAACCTAAATCCGAAGATGCAGTTACAGTAATTGAACCCATATCTTGTGTGTCAACTTTAACACCCGTAAGTTCACCTAGATTGGTGTGACCACGAGTTGCTCCTGTTGAACCACCAGTTGAAGCACGGTGACATGCACCTGCTGTTGGTAAATCATCACCGCTTGAAGTAATCGCACCAAAATCAGACAATTCTCTCAAATCGATTGAACGTCTAACCTTAATACGAGCCATACCAGCGATTGCTCTAAGACCTCTATATCTTGCCATATTATTTCTCCCATATGATTGATGATGAAGGTGGGAATCCCTCAAACATCAATAGTATTTATCTGATTTACTCACTGCGTTATATGTAAAGATAAATACTATTATAATTAACTGAGTATTTAATAGTGGCAGATTTAACCAAAAAACCATATACAAAAACCCAATTTAGTAACGTACAATTGTTAGAATTTAGCAAATGTATGTCGGACCCGTTCTATTTTCTGAGTAAGTATTTTATGATTCAGCATCCTATACGGGGAAGTATACTATACAAGGCATATGATTATCAACAGGATTTAGCACACTCTTATCATAATTTTAGATTTTCTATATCTATGTTAGGAAGACAGATGGGTAAGTCTACAACAGCGGCTGGATATCTATTGTGGTATGCAATGTTTAATCCAGACCAAACTGTTCTAATTGCGGCTCATAAGTATTCAGGCGCACAAGAAATCATGCACAGAATTAGATATGCATATGAGATGTGTCCAGACTATATTAGAGCAGGCGTGACAAACTATAACAAAGGTAGTATCGAATTTGACAATGGCTCACGTATTATTGCTCAAGCAACGACTGAAAATACTGGTCGTGGTCTTTCTATTTCATTGCTATATGCAGATGAGTTTGCATTTGTTAGACCAACAATAGCAAAAGAATTTTGGACTTCTATCTCACCAACATTAGCAACAGGTGGTAAAGCAATTATTACATCAACACCAAACTTAGATGATGACCAGTTTGCAACTATATGGTCTGGTGCGAATAAGAGATTAGATGCTTATGGAAATGAAACAGAAGTAGGTATTAATGGTTTTAGACCATACAATGCAGTATGGCATCAACATCCTGATAGAGATAAGAAATGGGCAGTTGAAGAAGAAGCACGGGTGGGTAAAGAACGTTTTCTAAGAGAACATGAATGTCAATTTATCGCATATGATGAAACGTTAGTTAACAGTTTGAAATTGTCAGGAATCAAAGGAAAAGAACCAATATTAAGAACTGGGCAAGTTAGATGGTATGAACATATTAATAAAGAGTCTACTTATGTTATAGGATTAGATCCTGCTATGGGAACTGGTGGAGATAACTCTGCTATTGAAGTGTGGGCGTTACCAGAACTTATACAAGTCGCAGAATGGCAGAATAATAGAACAGATGTTCATGGACAAGTTAAAACAATGCACACCATTCTTACTATTATCAATGATGAAATGAGAGAACTTGGTAATAATGCACCCGAAATATATTGGAGTGTAGAGAACAACTCATTAGGAGAAGCCGCTTTAGTTGTCATACAAGAGATGGATGAAGATAAGTTTCCTGGTACATTCTTACATGAACCTAAAAAGAAAGGTAGACAACGAGTATCAAGAAAAGGATTTACTACAACATATAAGACAAAAATTACTGCTTGTATGAAGATGAAATCTTGGATTGAAAGTGACAAGATGACACCACTAAGTAAGAATTTCATAAGAGAATTAAAGACTTTTATAGCAAAAGGAAAAAGTTATGAAGCAAAAACTGGTGAAACAGATGACTTAGTTTCGGCAACATTATTGTGTGTAAGACAGATTCAGGTTATATCTAGGTTCGAGGAAGGATACGAAGAACTGCTTGGATCAGTGTTGGACAGTGATGATGATTACTCAGACCCACTTCCTGTGATATTTTGATAAATACTACCATAACGAACGAGAACAAAAATTATGGCTATAAATTTAGATAATATCGCAACAAAAGTAATGAAATTAATGCAAGGCAGTGGACTTCAAATGAAGATGTTTGATGCTACTAGTGGTAAAAGTGTAGCAGTCCCAGGCGATGCAAGATTTTTTTATGTCAAAGAACCAAACATGATGGTTCATATTGACGATAATACTAGAGAATTAAAATTTCATATTGGAGAAGATATCGATATCGATAATCCTGCTGTTAATAATATGATGCATCAACTAAAATCTATGGCACGTACTAATATGTTAGATTTCGATATTCGTTCATTCGGAAAACATATAGAACCTAAAAATTATGCATATAAGGTTGAACAAAATAAGGAGCAAACCATGACTGACCACGTCAATGAAGGCATGGGCCCATTGTCTGGGTCATCACGCACAAGCCGACAAACATTAGAAAATGTGCGATTAATATTAAAACACCGTGCGCCAGTAAACGAGGAATCTCGTGGCTCACGTTCACGTAACATCACAGCAATTTTTGTTGAATCAGGAGAAGGCGAGCGTTTCAAGTACCCATTTATACATTTGAATGGTGCAAGAGCAATGGCGAGACACGTAGCATCAGGTGGAGTTCCACATGATATAGTAGGAGAGGCTATTGTAGAGTTGTCTGACAACTTATCAAGATTGAAAGAGTTTATGGGCGTAGTTAACAGACAGCAATTAGTAAACGAAACTAATCGTGCTGATATATGGAATGTTAAACGTAGTATGAATTCAATTAAAGAAACGGTACAGAGAATTCAAGGTACGAAAGGATATGCTAGTTTTGTAGAAGGTATTGCTCTTAAAGAAGAAAAAATACAAGAAGAAATTTCAGAAGAAGCAGTAGATACATTTGTACAAAAGTTTACAAAATCAACATTTGAAGAATCATTAAGAGATATTTTCCCATTGCTACACAAAGTCAACGAAGAAGAATTGCAAAATCGTAGACTCAATCAAGTAGATAGAGTTAGAGAAATAATTTCGGCAAGAACAAAAAAGACTGACGAAATAATCAATGTGATATCTTTCGGTGCACCGAAAGGTGATTATGACTATGAGCAGATTAAGAAGCAATATGCTGAACCTCGTACACCGGAAGAAGCGGCACAAAAGAAAATTGATATGATAGCAATGACATTTGATGATTTGGCTGACAGAATTGAAGTAGACACACTAGATGATAAAAATAAGAAAAAGAAAGGTCACGACAGAGCGGCAGAATTGTCATTCTTTTTGACTGATATTGCTAATGATATTCGCAAGAATCCAGCAGGAGTTGATAAAGAAGAAATTAAAGTTGCTGGTCATTTACTGAAAATGTCTAAAGTAAAGATAGAAAAACAGACAAAAACAGCAGATGAAAATTGGGATGTGATGGTTGAATCAGCATTCTCAAAGTTTGACCCAGATAGTGTTATTCAGGAAAGTCAACCAAGTATCAACGAAGAAGTTCAGAAGATTAATGAACTCGCTTGGATTGGATGGCAAATATTTCAATGGGGCGAGCCCTTAGGCGCGGAATTAAAATATAATGGCGAACACGTTTACTGGTTAGATTCAACTGATAGAGAATATGTTGAAAAAATAAAGGATAAAGTTAGACCTAATATAAGAAACTTTACAGGCGACCAGGACGATGGGTCATTAGAAAATCCAAACCAGAATAGATATAAGTTTGACCCAGATGATATGACTGATGAAGAAAGACATGACTACGAACTAGATAAAACAGAAAAAGAAGCAGGTTTTGGTGGTGGATCACCACGTGCAACTATTAGGAATTTATCTAAAGAACAAAAAGCAAAACTATACAATGAAAAAGTTAGACCTAATTTGAGAAACAATGTAAATGAAGACGATGACAGATTGTCACCTGATAATAATGATTTTATTGAATATGTACGTTCGTATTACGGAAAGGATGAATTTCGTGCTAGTGAGTTCAAAAATGACGATGGTTCTGAAGGTGTCAGCATAGAAGAAATTAAAAAAGCAATAGAAATGATGGCTAATGACGATACTTGGAATTGGGTAGGTGGCGACACAGATGATAGAATAGAAATTGCAGATATTATGCTTAGGAATCGAGGCATTGACCCAAACGCCGCCGCTAATAAACATGCAGATGCATTTAGGAAAAAAGAACTTGCTAGAGTAGATACTCAGGACAAACGTGATAGAGAAGAACATCCCGAATGGTTCGACGGGTCAGAAGATTCTGGAGATGAAGCGGCATATGCAAGAGCCGAAGAAAGACTTAAAAAATTAGCAGGCGTTTAAATCGGAGAAAACAATGGATCAAGAAAGACTTAGCAAATTAGCAGGTATTATGCCTGAAGATGTAGAAGCAGATGAAGAATTAATTACCAAGATTGCTGAATGGATTTATCACGAAAGTTCTGAACCAATAAGTGAAATAGAGCATTTAGTTAAAAGGGCTGATGCAGTAGGTGATTATATTGACGCTGTTTCAGAACGCAAAGAAACAGGTATTAACGAAATAGAAATCAATCCAGGAGATGAGATTGCAAACCACTTAAACGATATTGAAGAATACATTTCTACAATAGATTGTGACAATCTATCTGAGATGGCAATGAGAATTCAAGATACCATTGAGGAAATTAGAACTAAACTCAATTGGGATCAATATGACTAATTACTAAAATATGTCATTTTATGGTTGACAAGCACACCCAAATTGTGTTATAATTAAAGGAAGTTAAATGCTTCCTTTTTTTATGGTTTAAATAATTTTCACCACAATTTTGAAGTTAAGAAAACTTACAAAAAGTAGCATTTAACTCTTGACTTTTGCAAAAAAGATAAGTATAATAGTATCATGCTTAAAAAATATATGATACGTTTAGGCTAATATAACTAATATACAACAAAACTAATAAAGGCTAATATAGGAGAATATAATGGCTACACTAGCAGAAATCCGTGCGAAATTACTCGCACAAGACAATAAGGCATCAGAAAACTCACAAGCAAATCGAGGCTCAGATGCAGTATATCCTTTCTGGAATATGGACAATGACAATACAGCAGTATTGAGATTCCTTCCAGATGGAGACCCCACTAACACATTCTTTTGGAAAGAACGTCAAGTTGTTAAACTTCCGTTTCCAGGTGTTAAAGGCGGGGATGAAACAAAACGAGTAATCGTTCAAGTTCCTTGCGTTGAAATGTGGGGAGAACCATGCCCAATTCACGCAGAAATTCGTCCTTGGTTCAAAGATCCAGCGATGGAAGATTTAGGTCGCACATATTGGAAAAAGCGTTCTTACGTTTTCCAAGGATTGCTTTGCACGGATCCAATCGGTGGTGAAAAACCAGAAAATCCAGTACGTAGATTTATCATTGGACCACAAATCTTTAAGTTGTTAAAAGCGGCTTTGATGGACCCAGATATGGATAATCTACCAACTGATTATGAACAAGGTACTGACTTCCGTCTTACTAAGACAACAAAAGGTCAATATGCTGATTATTCAACTTCAAGTTGGTCACGCAAAGAACGTTCATTAAATGAAGAAGAACGTGCGGTAATTGAAACGCATGGTCTTTTTAACTTAAATGAGTTCATGCCAAAACGTCCAACAGAAGACGATATGAAAGTAATCTTTGAAATGTTTGAAGCATCTGTTGATGGTGAATTATATGACCCTGTACGTTGGGGACAATATTATAAACCTTACGGTTTAGATGTTCCTGCAGGAACTTCAGCAACCAAAACTGCAACTCCAACTGCTCCAAAGGTAGAAGAAGTTAAAGTAGAGGCAACGAAGGAAGAGACAGTAGCACCAACAACTGCAACACCAACACCAACGCCTGCACCAGTAACTGCTGATGCACCGAAGGCCGATGCGGCAGATATCTTAGCAATGATTCGTAGTAGAAAAACTGACTAAGAACTAATATGAGTGTGGGAAGTAATTCCCACACTTTTATAACACATTAGGAGAAATACATGGCAAGAGCCTTTGATGCGAGTAAATTTCGCAAAAGTATAACGAAATCTGTTCCTGGTATGAGTGTTGGTTTCAGAGACCCAGATACTTGGATATCAACAGGAAATTATACATTAAACAAACTTATCAGTGGAGACTTTAATAAAGGTGTACCACTGGGCAAAGTAACAGTATTTGCTGGCGAGAGTGGAGCAGGAAAATCATTTATTGCCGCAGGTAACATTGTAAAAAACGCACAAGACCAAGACATATTTGTAGTACTAATCGATAGTGAAAATGCACTTGATGAAAAGTGGTTACATGCACTAGAGGTAGATACTACACCAGAAAAATTATTAAAATTAAGTGTATCAATGATTGATGATGTTGCTAAAATCATTTCAGACTTTATGAAAGGGTACAGAGAAGACTACGGAGACACACCAGACGCAGACCGTCCAAAAGTTTTGTTTGTGATTGATAGTCTAGGAATGATGATGACCCCAACCGATGTTGACCAGTTTAATAGAGGTGACATGAAAGGTGATATGGGTCGTAAACCAAAAGCATTAGCATCATTAGTACGCAATAGTGTCAATTTGTTTGGACAGTATAATGTAGGATTAGTTGCTACCAATCACACATATGCATCACAAGATATGTTTGATCCAGATGATAAAATCTCAGGTGGTCAAGGATTTATCTATGCTAGTTCTATTGTAGTAGCAATGAAGAAACTTAAGTTAAAAGTAGATGCTGATGGAAATAAAACTTCACAAGTACATGGTATCAGAGCGGCATGTAAAGTAATGAAAACTCGTTACTCAAAACCATTTGAAAGTGTACAAGTTGAAATTCCATATGAAACAGGAATGAATCCATATAGTGGGTTAGTTGAATTTTTTGAGGCAAAAGGGTTACTAGTAAAACAAGGTAATAGATTGAAATATGTGACAAAATCAGGTGAAGAGATGATTGAATTTCGTAAGAATTGGACATCAGAAAAACTTGATACTGTTATGAATGAGTGGAATGATGAAAATCTAAATGATGAAAAACATGAGTTAGAGCAACAAGAGTCTGAAGTAGAAAATATATAGCAATATATATAAATACATTGCTTACACATATTAAGATATACTAAGAGGAGACTTTTTTTGGAATCAGAATCACTTTACGAATTATGGGAAACTTTAAGAAGTTATATACCCATCAAAGACAGGACAGAAGCAGGTGAAATGTTTATTAAACAATGTGACAACTTAGGAATGAGCATCGAAGAAATTAAAGAATTGATTGACGGCGATGAAGTCCTACACGTTGCGTTGGATAAATATTTTGAAGATGATGAAGATTATGATGATTGGGACTAATGAATTGGTATAGCAACATAGTAAAAGACTGGAGTGAAATACCCAACTTTATTCAATTTTTTGAAAAAGAACTCACGGACGCAAGAAAAGAAGTAAGAATACATGGAAATATTGAGATGAATTCTACTCGACTTCCTGCATATGTTGAATTACGTTTCGGTCAATTACAAGAGATAGAAGCAATATTAGAACATTTAAATATTCAATTACGCAGAAAGAGAAGTCAATATTTAAGAAAATATTTAGAGAATTATAACAAAGTTTTAAGTAGCAGAGATGCTGAGAAGTACGCAGACGGCGAAGATGAAATTGTTGCAATTGGGGAATTGATAAATCAAGTAGCACTTATAAGAAATCAGTACCTAGGAATAACAAAAGGATTCGAAATTAAACACTTCCAACTGACAAACATTATTAAGTTACGTGTTGCAGGAATGGAAGACTCAGAGATTAACACATTTTAGGGTAGAGAAAAAAATGGCTAGTATTCAAATAGTTAAACGAAATGGAGAAAAAGAAGATTTAGATTTAGAAAAAATGCACAAAGTTGTGTTTCAGGCATGTAACAGTATTAATAATGTGTCTGCTAGTGAAATTGAATTAAAATCACATATTCAATTTTACAATGGAATGACAACTAGTGAAATTCAAGAAACATTAATCAAAGCGGCAGCCGAATTAATAACAGAAGAGTTGCCAAACTATCAATGGGTTGCTGGAAACCTAATCAATTATCACATTAGAAAAGAAGTATATGGTGCTTTCAAACCATGTCATCTTTTAGAGTTAGTTAATAAGAATGTTGAATCTGGATTTTATGATGAATCATTACTAACTGACTATACAGTAAATGAATGGGAAAAGATTAATGGTTTTATCAAACATGATAGAGATTTTGACATTACTTACGTTGGAATGGAACAGTTCCGTGGAAAATACTTAGTTCAGAACAGAGTTACAAAACAACTTTATGAAACACCACAAATGTCGTATGTGTTAATTGCGGCAACATTATTCAGTGAATATCCAAAAGAAGAAAGATTAAAATGGGTCAAAGATTACTATGACGCAATTAGTACTTTTGATATCTCATTACCGACTCCTGTTATGGCAGGTGTTCGTACTCCACAAAGACAATTTAGTAGTTGTGTATTGATTGAAACAGATGATTCGTTAGACTCAATTAATGCTACGACTAGTGCTATCGTTAAGTATGTTTCTCAAAAAGCGGGAATTGGCATCGGTGCAGGAAGCATTCGTGCTATTAATTCACCAATCAGAAATGGCGATGCTAGTCATACAGGTGTAGTTCCTTTTTATAAAATGTTTCAAGCGGCAGTAAAATCATGTTCACAAGGTGGTGTTCGTGGTGGTGCGGCTACATTATATTATCCAATTTGGCACTATGAGGTAGAAGATTTACTTGTATTGAAGAACAATAAAGGTACAACAGATAATCGTGTCCGACATATGGATTATGGAGTTCAATTCAATAAACTTATGTATGAACGTCTAATGGCGGGGGGTAATATTACATTATTCTCGCCCAATGATGTTCCTGAGTTATATGATGCATTTTTCAATGACCAAGATAAGTTTCGTGAACTTTATGAAGCGGCAGAACGCAAAACATCTATTCGTAAGAAAACAGTATCTGCTCTTGACCTATTTTCGTCATTTATGACTGAACGTAAAAATACTGGTCGCATCTATTTGATGAATGTTGACCATGCTAATGACCATAGTTCTTTTGATTCAAAAGTAGCACCCATTAAACAAAGTAATCTATGTTGTGAAATTACTCTTCCAACTAAGCCACTGAATAGTATAGTAGATGAAGAGGGCGAAATTGCTCTCTGTACACTAAGTGCTATTAATTGGGGTAATATCAGAACACCAGAAGAATTTGAGAAACCATGCGAGTTAGCAGTGAGAGGACTTGATGCATTATTGAGTTATCAGAACTATCCATTAATCTCGGCAGAGTTAGCAACTATGAATCGGAGACCATTGGGTGTAGGCATTATTAATTTTGCGTATTGGTTAGCAAAAAATGATATGACTTATACTGATGCTAACTTAGAGTTAGTTGACGAATGGGCAGAAGCATGGAGTTATTATCTCATTAAAGCATCAAATCAGTTAGCCCAAGAGCGAGGACCTTGTCCTAAGACAGATGAAACAAAATATGGACATGGTATTGTACCAATTGATACTCGTAAAGTAGAAGTTGATGAACTTGTTGCTTATAAAGAGAGAATGGATTGGAAATCTCTTAGAGAAGACCTTAAAGAATATGGAATAAGAAATTCAACTCTTATGGCTCTAATGCCAGCAGAAACATCTGCACAGATTTCAAATTCTACAAATGGAATTGAACCACCAAGAAGTTACGTGTCAATAAAACAATCAAAACATGGAGTATTAAAGCAAGTTGTTCCTGGTATTCATAAATTAAAAAACAAATATGAACTTCTTTGGGACCAAGAATCTCCAGAAGGTTATTTGAAAATTATGGCAGTATTACAAAAGTATATTGACCAAGGTATATCAGTGAACACAAGTTATAATCCTGTGTTCTTTGAAGACGAAAAGATACCAATGAGTGTAATGTTACAACATCTTATTATGTTCTACAAATATGGCGGAAAGCAGTTATACTACTTTAATACATTTGATGGACAAGGTGAAATGGATGTTGGTTTCAATACAATGGACAAGAATGAAGAAGTACCGACAGGTTCTCTAATAGATGATGAAGATTGTGATAGTTGCACAATATAGAAGAAAATGAATAATAGATTTTACAACAACGAGACAGAGATTACTTGCACAGACAATGGCAACGTTGTTACTGCTGAAATCGATGATTTTAGATTAGAAGACTCGTTAAACGCATTTGTTGTCACTAATAAAATTCATATGAAATGGAACGGTAGTGTATATGTAGGCAATGCATTTGGTATGGAATTTACTACTAAAGGCCCAAAGTACTTAGGAAAAAAATGAAATGACAGTTCTTAATCTAGAAAATAAACAAGACCATACAAAGTCATTAGCATTCTTGGACCCGTCTGGTGGCGTAACAATTCAACGTTTTGACACATTAAAGTATAAACAGTTTGACAAATTGACTGAGAAACAATTAGGTTTCTTTTGGCAACCTGAAGAAGTAGATATTCATAAAGATGCTAACGATTTCAAACTTCTTACAGAACATGAACGACATATTTTCACATCAAATCTAAAACGTCAAATCTTATTAGATAGTGTACAAGGTCGTGCCCCTAGCGAAGCATTTGGACCACTTATTAGTCTTCCAGAACTAGAAGCATGGACAACAACGTGGACATTCAGTGAAACAATACATTCACGTAGTTATACACATATTATTCGTAATGTGTATGCCAATCCTAGTGAAGTCTTTGATGATATCATGGATATTAAAGAGATTGTAGATTGTGCTGGTGATATCAGTAAAAACTATGATGAACTGATTGACCTTACTTTAAAATATCAGTTATTGGGCGTAGGCAAACACACAGTCAATGGTAAAAAAGTTAAAGTTGATTTGTATGAAATTAAAAAATCACTCTATAAGACTCTTATGAGTGTGAATATTTTAGAAGGTGTGCGTTTTTATGTTTCATTTGCGTGTAGTTGGGCATTTGCTGAACTCAAGAAGATGGAAGGTAATGCTAAACTCATTAAATTGATTGCACGAGATGAAAATTTACATTTAGCATTTACACAGTCACTTCTAAAACTTCTTCCAAAAGATGATAAAGATTATAAAAAAATTGCAAAAGAAACAGAAGAAGAATGTATTCAAATGTTTGTAGATGCAGTTGAACAAGAAAAAACATGGGCTGATTATCTATTTAAAGATGGTTCAATGATTGGTCTTAATGGACAGTTACTACATGATTATATTGAATGGATTTGTTGTAAACGTATGATTGCTGTTAATTTAAAATGTCCTTATACAACGCCACAAATGAATCCTTTACCCTGGACTCAAAAATGGATTGCAGGTGGGGAAGTACAAGTAGCACCACAAGAAACAGAAATAACATCTTATATTATAGGGGGAGTTAAACAAGATGTGTCAGAAGATACATTTAACCACTTAACATTATGATAGAACTAGATAAGATTGGTACAATAGAGTATGAGGTTAAAGATTTTGTTGCGTTGGTACCGCATAATGATGCTCATTTTTGTTTGGTGCCTAGAAACGTTGACCAGCAAAGTATTTTAAAATTACAAAAGATTATGATGGATATTGGTAATGCTAACATATCAAATGGAGTATGTAAGCAGTATAAGACGACAATGAAGTTTGTCGATGACCATCCAATCATAGAAATTCATTTAACTAAGGAGAAAGACATGACTACAATGGGACTAGAGTTTCAAAAATGGGTACAAAGTACCTGGATGGAGCATTTAGATGAGAAATTGATGTGGAGAGAGAAAGTAGATTATTCTCAAGCCGAGTGGCTTAAGAAGAATTTAGAGTTCTTAACTGATAAATTTCAGAAAACAGTTAGAAATAAACAATGAAAATAGTACTTGCTACGGGTGGTTTTGACCCGATTCATTCAGGACATATTGAATTTCTTAACTCTGCGGCAAAGTTAGGTAGTATGCTTCTTGTAGGTTTAAACTCTGATGAATGGTTAGAACGTAAAAAAGGCAAAGCATTTATGCCTTGGAATGAACGTCTTAAGATTTTAAATAACTTACAGATGGTTGACGAAGTATTTACGTTTGTAGATGACGATGATTCTGCTATAAATTTTATAAAACAAGCAAAAGCACATTATCCAAAAGATAAACTAATTTTTGTTAACGGCGGAGACAGAACAGCAGATAATATTCCAGAAATGATATTTGATGATGTTAAATTTGTATTTGGTGTTGGTGGCGAAGATAAAAAGAACTCAAGCAGTTGGATATTAGAAGAATGGAAAGCACCTAAAACTATTCGTGATTGGGGATATTATAGAATATTACATGAGGATGGTATGGGCGCCAATCTTAAGACTAAAGTAAAAGAACTCACATTAGACCCAGGAAAGTCTATATCGTTACAACGTCATAAATTCAGACGTGAGTATTGGGTAGTTACATCTGGCACAGCCACCATAGAGATTGAAGGTCAATCTAGAACATTAGGTATACACGAGGATGTAGAGATACCTACAGGATGGTGGCATAAACTAAGTAATAAAACAACAATGCCTTTGCGAATGGTGGAGATTCAAACAGGATTGAAGTGTGAAGAAGAGGACATAGAACGTGCGCCTCATAAGGAAGATTTCGATTTTCGAGTATAACTAAGGAGAATAATATGCAAGGAACTACAACAGAAAGAGTATACGACAGCAAGAATTCAATGAATCTATTGGGCTTATCTGAAACAGAGATAGCACAATTAATCGAGTCCTTGGCTACAAATCCAAATATCAAAGCAGACGAAAAAGAATCAACATTAAATTGGATGCGTGAACAATTTTCTGAACAGAAAATTGGCGGTGCATGGAAACGTAGAATTAGAGAAAAAGGATACGTTATATGATAAAAATTCTGAGAGCGCCCTTACTTGCTTTGAGTATGATGCTTTTAATGGGCGCGACTTCAGATAGTCGTTCTGATTTTTTAGTTAAATCTCCGTCAGAGTTTACTTTGGCACCTGAATTATTAGATAAGAACATAGCGATATTTATTTTAGGCGGGATTGATTATTACGTTAAGAACTGTGCTGAATTAACTCCACTCGGAGTTGAATATAGAAATTATATTATTTCCTATCATAATATTAATGCAGTTTTACTACCTACTACTTCTCTATATATTGAAGGTGCGTTTGCGATTTCTATATTCACCTGTAATGAAATGTATAAAATGGTGACTACATTAGATAGTAATAATCTTGTAATGAAGCCAGAGGACTATTAAACTAAATATTAGTATGACAAATTATCCTTCAAAAACTTGGTGTACATATCCATTTTCATCTTTAGTTTTACATAATGGTGGCACATACAGTCCATGTTGTACGGCTACTGAATCAGTAACCACTGATTTACATGGCGATGAAATTGTTATGAAAATGTATGACTCAAGTGATAAGAGAGAGTTCAAACCCTATGACATGACCGTGAATGAGGCATTTCATAGTGAATTTATGAAAGACATTCGTCAGCAAATGGTAGATGGCAAAAAATCAACTGCGTGTAGTAGTTGTTGGCATGATGAAAGTATTGGGTTGAAAAGCAAACGTCAAGGCATGAATGAGTTTTATTTAGATTCACGTGGGGCAGGAGCCCGTGACGGTGGATTTGATTATGATGTCGATGAAATGGTTAAAAATCCACAGATACGTTCATTAGATTTAAAGTTTGATAATAAATGTAATTTGCATTGTTTAATGTGTAGTAGTGGTAGCAGTGATATGTGGGTTCCGTTAGATACCAAAATGCATAAGTATCTTGCTTTACAAAATGTAACTGAAGAAAAAGATTTAGACTTATATATGGCGGATTCACATAGTCAACGATGGGTACCAGCAGAATTTCCTGAATCATTATTTGAAGAAATTAAATCATTAGTTCCACAATTACAAGAAATACAATGTACAGGCGGCGAACCTTTTATAAATTCACATTTTATTGAATTGTTGAAATATATAATCGATACGGGTCACGCAGAACATATATCACTAGAAGTCACTACAAATGGCACTAAATTTGTCACTGAGGTTATGGAGTTATTAACACATTTTCGACACATACGATTTTTGATAAGTGTAGATGGTACTAATAGCACATATGATTATATTAGGGCACCTTATCGTTATGATTTATTATTGAAACGATTGAAAACATTGGATGAATATTTCGTATCAGGAAAGATTAGAGGTTGGGCTGAGATTAGTGCAGTAGCAATGTCATATAATATATTTGATTATCAAAACTTATCTACAATTACTGAAGATTTGAAATATGAACAATTTCAAGTTGATGGTAATATAAACTTTTTTATGCATAATATGGACAATCCTTTACATATTAAATGGTTGCCTGATAGATTAATAAATGAAGCAATAGATTATTATAAGTCTTTATCACCAACACAAGAAAAACATTTGAAACTTGTTATTTCAAAATTTGAAGGATATGCAAAGAATAATCAGGTTGATAAAGAAACAAAATTACATAATCAACGCCGAATGAAAAATTATACAGTATTAATGGATAAAATGCTCGATAGAGATTACCATGATTATCTTGATTCTCGTCTATGTAAATTTTTAGATACTGTTGATTGTGATGTTAAATGAGATAAATATGTATATAATTTGACATTTTTATATCTTTATGCTAAAATAGATTTAGAAGTTTTATAAAAAAGGAGTAATAGATGACAGAGTTAACTGATACATTTTACATGATATGGATTGCATGTGGAGTATGTATGTTTCTTTCTTATTTTATAGGCAAAAGTGCAGGATATAAAAAGATGCATTTGCAGATAGCAACTTCATTAATTGATATAGAATTAGAACGTGCTAAAATACAGATAATGAAAGCCGAGATATCAAAAGTTCAAGACGAGTTAACACAAACAATCGAAGATAATCCTCCATTTGAAATTGAGGATAACAAGTAGATTATGAGATTATGAGTTTAGCAAGACAAAGAAATCTAAGACTTCAATCGAGTCGCATTATGAGAAATCTCCAGATGCGGAGACGAGTATCGATGAAACAGAAGACAAAAAAGAAGATTCAAGAGCAGGAAGACAGCGTTGACTCAACCGAGACGAAAAAAGATTCTATAAATCCTAGATTATGGAGGTCAGATTGGAACAAATAACACAATTAAAAGTAGGAACAGTAATTCAACATAAGCACACTCATAGACTGGCAAAAATTACTGATGCTTATCAACCACCTGATAATCCCGCGGTCATATCTGTAACATATAAGTATGTAGACACAGACCAAGGACGTACAATAATAGATAGTACAATTGAAAGATTTAGTGAAAAATGGGACATACTAGACACTAAACCGAAGACAAATAAACGGAATCCCGTTTAAATACCCCAAAATCCCCTTAAAAATTTAAAAAAAAGTTAAATCCCTTATGGTATAAGGGTTCTAGCCGCGTCTAAAACTTGACAGATCCTTGATTAATGCTATAATAGTAGTATATTTAATAAAAAGAGAGGTTAGAAATGTTAATAAACGCAGAAGAATTAAAAAATATCATTAACGAAGCAAAAACAGCCGCAAATAAGGCATCTAAAGAATATTTAGATGTAAACCTTAAAGGCGAAGACAATTATCCTTGTGGATTTGCTTGGGTTAACATTTATGGTGTTAAAGGTAACACTAAACAAGGTAAAGCATTTAAAGTCGCCGGTCTTGAAAAAGATTACAGCGGTGCATATAATATTTGGAATCCAGGTAATGTAAATGTTCAAAATGTTGATGTTAAAGAAGCAGGTGCCGAAGCGGCGGCTGATGTATTTACAAGTTACGGTTTTAAAGCATTCGCTGGTTCAAGGTTAGACTAATTTTAATAAAAAAGAGGTTAAAAATGAAAATTTACGCTGATTATAATAAAGAAGATAAAAAACTATTAGGAAAGTACATTAGTCCTAATTCAGAATATAGCACTTTCAAAGGCATTCCTATGTCTTTATTTGAAAAGGTTATGAGATTGCTACCTAACAAAGATAGACGAATTAAATTCAGAGGTCCTTCAACAGCAACCTTCAAAAGGTCCCCATTTAATACTATTAAAAAAGAGGCAACATCATTCGCTGTCTATTATGACAATGATGTAATTTTATATCTAGGCAAACCAGGAGACGTATAATGGCTTATATTTCAACAAATGAAGTAAAAGAAGTTCGTGTTGCTCTTAAAGAGCGTTTCAAAAATAAACTAAAATTCTCAGTTAAAAGAGACCACTATTCAAGTGTTGTAGTTTCTATCATGTCGGGTGAGATAAACTTCTATGATGGAAGTTTAGACCGCGAGGACTCTTGGAATAAAGATGCCGCCAAACATATATTTGATGGTCACGAATCAATTAACGAATATTATCCTGAAAATTACGGCAAACATGGTGCGTTATTTCAAGATATTGTTAATATTATGAAAACTGCTCCTGCTAAAGCAGAAGATGGTCGTGAATGGTATGACAAGTCGGACGCAATGACTGACTATTTTGATACTGCATTTTATGTAAATTTAAGTGTTGGTAAATGGAACAAACCTTACGAATTCAAGGGAGCAAAGTGAAAAACTTGACAAATCCGAAAAATGTGTTATTATATAAGTAGGTTAAAAATGAGGGAGAGGTTATGAATAATATAAAGATTGAAAATGGGTTATACAACAATACAGATATAAGTGGTGTATTTCCTTTACTTAAAGGTCTTACAAAATCAAAAGATGGTTCGTATTTTGTAAAAGTTAAGGTTACTGATTCCGACGAAAAAGTCTTCAAAGGTCGTGATTCAGTTCGAGTTAGAATTGAAAACCAAGACCAAGTTACCGAGATTGAAGATGTTAAACTTGGTAAAAAAGAAGTTGAAACTGACGAACAAGGAATGGATAGAATTAAAGAACGTTTTGAAATTCTGGAAGAAATGACTAATGCTACTCTTGACGGTATAGTTAGGGGTATGATTGTTACAGGACCTCCAGGAGTTGGTAAAACATACGGTGTTGAACAAGTTCTTGAAAAAGATGGTTTGTTCGATATGATGGCAGACCGACCAATGCGACATACATTTGTTAAAGGTGCCATGTCGGCACTTGGGTTGTATTCTAAACTTTATGAGTATAGAGATTCTACTAATATCCTTGTTCTTGACGATTGTGATACAATTCTGTTTAATGAAGATGCTCTTAATATTCTAAAAGCGGCTCTTGACTCTTGTAAGAGAAGAAAGATTTCTTGGAATACGGACTCTCACTTACTGCGTAGAGAGGGTGTCCCATCTCAATTTGAGTTTAACGGTTCTGTTATCTTTATTACTAACTTAAAGTTTGATAATATGAGAAGTACAAAGATTAAAGACCACTTAGAGGCTATCCTTTCAAGATGTCACTATCTTGATTTAACTCTTGATACAACTCGTGATAAGTTGTTAAGAATTAAACAGATTGCCAGAGAGGGCGGATTGTTTGATACTAAGGGCTTGACTAAAGTTCAAGAACAAGAAATTATCGACTTTATGTATGAAAACAAAAATAAACTTAGAGAGATTTCTTTGAGAATGGCTCAAAAGATTGCTGACCTAAGAAACATGGATTCAAATAGATGGAAACTTCTGACTGAATCAACTTGTATGAAACGAGCAGTTTAAACTGCTCGTCTACTAATAGGAGTATAATATGAAAAAATTTACAATTGGAATGATTTTTACTTTATTGATATTTTTTGTAGGTTCTGCATTTGCTGACACATTTTGTATGACAAGTGATGCAACTGTCTTCATAGATGGGCAAGAAGATATGTTGGAGAGTTCAAGTACCAAAAGAGCAGGGGTTGAGGCTGGAATGTTTGACCTTGACTTTAATGCTCCAAAATATACCATTTTAAAAGATGATGAATACCAATGGATTGGTTGGGAATTCAAGAGTGAAGGTGAAAATACTATGAGTACTATTGCTACAATGGACTGGCCTACAATGACGTATACAAAACACCTGGCAATGTTTGCCTCTGAGGATGGTGGACATACTGCAAATTATTTTATAGTTAATAAATGTAAAGGTAGCAGATAAAGTTTAAAAAGTTAACCTCCCCGGCGGCAGTAAGAGAAATTTTACTGCCGTTTTTTTACATCTGAGACTAAAATCACTTGTATTTTGTGTCAGAATATGTTATACTAACACATATGTTGAGAATAATGTAATAAATGAATAAATGTACAATTATAATCAAGGACGAAGTAAACGTAAAGTTAGAAGGACTTGACCCGGCAACACGCAGAAAGTGTAGTGATAAACTGAAATTTTTCTTACCACACGCCTTTCATATGCCTGCATATAAACTAGGTAGATGGGATGGAACAATTCGTTTTTGCGATG